TCTCCCACCTTTACGGGAACTGTGACAATAACAACACTCAACGGTGCTACTGTTGACGGTGGTACTTATTAAGGAAATAACATGGCAAGTCTTTTAGATGCGATTACTGATAATCCTTTGCAAGCTCTATCAGCAGCGGCTAACTTATGGGGTGGTTATAAATCATCTAACCAAGTTCAGGATGCTGCTGCTCAGGCGGCTGCGGCTAACACAGAGGCAGCTAAAATTGCTGCTGATGCTGCGGCTTTCAAGCCTTATGCTATTTCCACTGGCTTCGGTTCTAGTTACTTCGACCCCAGTAAAATGCAAGCGGGTTATGAACTAGACCCATTATTGGCTGCTTTCCGCAACAAGATGTATGGCACAGGTGCGGAGTTTCTAGGTCAGGTACAAACAGACCCACAAGCGGCAGCACAACAGTATTATAACCAACAGCAGGCGTTAATGGCTGGTAGTCGTGGTGCAGAAGACATCGCCCTACGTCAACAACAACTGAACAGTGGTCGTATTGGGTTAGGGTTGTCAGGTGCTTCTCAAGGCGCTGGTGCTGGTACAGGGTATGTTAACCCACAGCAATACCAACAGCAACTAGCTCGTTCAATGGCTGACCAACAACTAGCTGCTCAGTCGACACAGCTTGCACAGGCTGACATCGACCGTGCTATCTCTCGTGGTACTGGTATGCTTCAGACTGGTTTGGGTATTGAAGAGTATGGGTTACGTCCTCTCACCATCGGTGCTGACATTGGCTCTAAACAGGCAGTGTCGGGTGGCAACCAAGCGCAGGCTCTATTGGCTGGTGGTCAAGGCGCTGCTCAGGCAAACCTTGCTGGTTCTATCGCTGGTGCTCAGGCGTTGCAGGGTGGTATCAAAGGCTTTACAGGCTTGTTCTCAGGCAGATAAGGGGTAATTATGGCTGATGGATTATTTGGGTTTAAAAACCCTGCAGAGTTGCAGAATCAATATTACTCTGGGTTAATGGTGTCTCCAGCACAAATAGGTCAACAAGGGTTGCTACAGCAATTGGTCTCTACTGCCGCTAATGCTGGTGCAATGATGGGATATGGCGGTGGTCGTTTGTTGGGTGGTAAAGTTGCTGGTGAAGCTGATGCGGAGGTTATTCAACAAGCGTTAGCAGATACACGTGCTGAGACAGACCCTACGAAACGTCTTCGATCTATGGCTGATATTCTTACCGCTAAAGGTATGGATGATGCCGCATTTAAACTTTCAGCGCAAGCAGATAAGTTTGAAGAGGCTTCTCTTTCTAAACAAGAGAGGGAAGCTCGCATGGCTGAAACTAAGAGAAAAGCGGATAAAACTGCGGCAGAAGAAGCAAAACGTGTAAAATTAGTAGATAGTCGCAAAGAATCACTAAGGCAAAAATTTCCAAATATGAATGAAGCCGATGTGGAGTCTATCGCAACTGATGACGCTACATTCCGTGCTTACATTAAACCACCAAAAGATAGCACACCATCTGAATTTGGGAGAATGTTGTTAGAGGCTGGTTATGATCCTGATTCTGACGAATATAAGAAGAAGATGGATGACTACACTGCTGCTAAATTAAAAGCAGCAAGTGGTAATACAGAAGCTGTTGAAGCTCTAAAAGTACAACAGCTGCTGTTACAGATTGAACTTTCTAAGCAAAAGGTAGAAGGTGAGAAAGCTAAAGCGGCTGACAAAGAATATAAAAATAAACTTAACTTTTTAGTTGGACAATATCAAACAAAGAGAATGTCTGGCTTTGTTAAACAAGCTAAAGATTTAGTTAACGAATGGTCTACTGGTTGGGGTGCTGCTTTGTTTGATAAACTGCCAGCATCAGACGCTAGAAAACTTAGGAAAGCAGTTGACACTATTCAAGCCAACATTGGTTTTGATAAATTAACACAAATGAGGGCAGCATCACCAACTGGAGGGGCGTTGGGACAAGTTTCTGAGCGAGAACTTGGGTTCCTGCAAAGTGTTCTAGCTAACTTAGATACACTGACTGATCCTCAGCAATTGAAAGAGAATTTGGATGCAGTTGAGAGGCATTATCAAATGTTTCTTAACTTAGAAAAAGCAGGACAACACGCGTCTAAAAATGGATGGTCTGATGAACAAAGTACTCGTTTTGTAGATGCTTTGGAGTCTGGTAAGTCTTATTCTGAAGCTCTTGCGATTGGTGATGGCAGAGTAGAATCTTCTGCGGGTACGTCAGCAAGTCCACCGGCGGTTGGAGGTTCACCAGCAAGTCCACCGGCGGTTGGTGACAAAACTGATCCATTAGGAGTTCGTTAATCATGATTACGATAGCAGAAATCAGGAAGAAGTATCCTGAATATGACGATTTATCCGACGAGCAGTTGGTTAACGGTCTACACTCTAAATACTATTCGGACATGCCTATCGAGGAGTTCTACGGTAAAGTTGGTTTCTCAAAACAAACTGAAGTACCCACCCCTGAGCCTATAAAGACTGACGAGGAGCCAGCACCAGAAATGGCTGCTGACCCTGAAGCGGCTATGATGCAAGCTGTAGAAACTGGTAAAACAGATTACACAGGTGAGTTAGGTCACCAACTTGCGTTAACAGGAAGAGCCGCTGTCAAAGGAGGCGGTACTTTGTTGGGAATCTTTGGAGATGCTCTAAACTCTGCCTTCAACCTAGTCTCAGCAGGGGCTGGTTCTGACTACCGCTTACCAATGGTGTCAGACACTATTAACAAACTAGCTGATGCTGTTGCTGTACCACGTAATGAGCAAGAACGTGTTATTGGTGCTGCGGCTGAAACTGTTGCTAGTATTATTACCAGTGGTGGTGCAAAGGCTGGTGTTGATTGGTTGGTTAGTAAAGGTGTTAACCCTAACATTGCTGTTAAAACTGTTCAAGAGATGGGGACTAAGTTAGGTCAACAGTCTACAGCAGGTTCAGCGGCAGCGTTAGCGGGTCAACAAGTGACAGAATCAACTGACAACGCTGGTTTAGGTCTAGCGGCTGGTCTTGCTACTGCTTTTCTGACAGGTAAATCACCTAAGATGGCTCGTATGACTGCTGAGCAAGCTGAGAATAATGCCATTTCTTTATATAAGCAATCTCAAAATGCTCAAGTGATATTGAAACCTATGGGAGTAGCTGCTATCAACAAACGTGTGTTAGAAGGTTTGGATGAAAAAACTCTTCCTCTAAAGGGTGAGGGTATGAAGTCAGTCAGAGAAACATTACGCTTGTTTAAACAAAAGGTGGCTGAAACTAACGAACTACCTATCGAGAATATTGAAAAGTTGCGGAGAGATGCGGCTAACCTCATAAAATATGCAGGTGGAAACCAAAACCAACGTGCTGCTGGTTATATAATTAGAAACGCTGTAGATGATTTTATGTCATCAGTAAGCGATAAGATGATTAAAAGTGGCGACAAAGATGGTATCAGGACACTTGTTCAAGGTCGTAATGCATTTCGCACTGCTTCAAGGGCTGGTGTATTAGAGGAAGTCTTAGCAGCAGCTAAATACAAGACTGAAATAAATCCCAATATTAGTTATGACAAAGCTGTTCAACGAGAAATGTTGAAACTAATGGGAAATCAGTCTAAACTTAAAGCTAACTTTTCTAACGAAGAGATAGATCGATTGAAGGATATTTCTAAAGGAGGAAGAGGTCTTCAAGCTCTCATTAATACAATTGGAGTTGGAACTGGTTTAGCTGGTAAGGCAGCAGCTCTTCTGGGAGTACCCGCCACTAGCGGAGCTTCTATATTAGGTTATGGAGCTGCTAAAGGAGCAGAGACAGCCGTTAAAGCAGCGGCAGGTAGAGCTAGACAGCGAGGTATTGAAAATGAAATAACACGCATTCTGGGAGGTACTCCACCTCCTATACAAAGTGCACCTATAGTTGGTTCTATGTTTGGTTTAGAAAATATAGCCCCATAAATAAAGCCCCTGAGTAGCAATACTGAGGGGCTTTTTTTTAGTCTTCGATTTCTAACACTTCTGGGTCTAACTCTGAGAACTCACCTAGATAGAAGGTGAAGAATGGTATTTTAATGATAAGCCCTTCAAAGGCTGCAATAAACCTCCCATCATCATCACCAACAACATGACATATGTTATCATTACTCTCAATATCAAAACCAAAACCTAATCGATAATGTGGTACTAATGTCATTCAAAATCCTCTACTGGAATCAATTTATTAATTTTTATGTTAAAACAGTCGCTTCTAACAACATAATTGTTATCAGGGTCTATATCTCCTTTTCTAAGAAACTTAGAGTCAGTGAAATACTTATTTTTATCATACAAGCCTAACACCCATCCTTTAGTGTTGTCATCTTTTACCCTAACAAAACAATACATATCACATTTCTGTTTGGTATTAAAAGCGGACACCGAACATTCATAATTACTTTTTGGTGTTGTGTTGCATTTTTTGGTTTTTACATCTACTGTTTTACCGTTGCTAAGAATAATGTCATATTCATAAGTGTTCTCAATAGTGCCTCCCAACACTTTGTTAGCCAACAACTCACCTAAAAATCCAGCAAGATTACCGGAACCTTTAGAGATGCTGTTTCGTAACACACCTAATTCATTGCTCTTCTTCTTAGCCTCTTCCATCATCTCTTTTGTTATTTCAATTTCAATCATGCTGCTTTTCCCCATACATCATCCCAAGAGCCTTTAGTGGCTCCCTTAGAATAATCTGTTACCCTCTGCTCAAAGAAGTTGGTGTGGCTAACACCTAACATACCATCCACCCACGGCAGAGGATTCTTCTTCACCTTAAATACACCCTTCATACCCATAGCAATCAGTCGTCGGTCAGCTATGTAGCGGATGTATTGTTTTACCTCTTCTGCTCGTAAACCTTCCACCTCAAACATACCAAAGGCTAGGTCAATAAACTTATCCTCTAGCGCCACCATCTCCTGAGCAATCTCTTTGATGCGGTCGCTGGTGCTCTCGTCTGGGTGTTGTTTAACCCATTCACGATATACCTTAATCATCCCCTCTGCATGTTGTGTTTCATCTACGATTGACCAAGCAATAATCTGACCCAAGCCTTTCAGCTTACCGTGACGGGCGAAGTTTAACAACATGACAAACGAGGAGAACAGTTGCATCCCCTCACCAAATGCGGAGATTGTAGCTATTTTCTCCGCAATAGGAGCCTCGCCAAGGTTCTGGTAATACTCATGCTTCTCTACCATCTCACCATACTGTAAAAACTCGTTGTAGGTGCTCTCAGGCAGCCCCAGAGTCTCAATCAGGTGGGCATAGGCAGCAACGTGCAGAGCCTCGCGACCAGCAAAACCACTCATCATCATCCGCACTTCAGGCTGTTTAAACACTGGCAGGTAGTGGGTGTAATACCCATCACCAATGTCTAGGTCGCCCTGCACAAAGAATCGTAGGATTTTAGTCAGGAAGTCTTTCTCTTGTTTGTTAAGTTTCTTCTGATAGTCCTTCAAGTCCTCGCCCATCGGCACTTCTGTATGTAGCCAATGGCTCTGCTCATGTTGTAACCAAGCCTCATACGCCCACGGGTACTTGAATGGTTTAAATGTGTTTCTCTCTTCTGTTAACTGTGGTTTCATTACCATTGTCTCCATGTGTTAGCAATAATGTGTAGACAGGTGATTATCTCTAACCACCTAATCCAGTTTAACCTTCGCAAGCGAGACATGTTTCCCCGTTTGCAATGGCTGTCATATCAATTGTCTCTTCGATGCGCTGACGTTTAATCTGAGCACCAACCTTGTCTGCCTTCCGCACCTTGTCAGAGCGTAGGTAGTATAAACTCTTTAAGCCCATCTTCCAAGCCATGAAGTGAACAGCATGTAAATAAGCAATGGTTGTATCGGGTCGGAAGAATAGGTTAACACTCTGTCCTTGATCGATAAACTCCTGCCGATCTGCTGCTAGTTCAACCAACCATCGCTGGTCAATCTCCATCGCTGTTTTAAATACTTCCTTCACATCTTCGGGAACGTCCAAATGCTGAACGCTACCATCGTTGGCAATAATAGAAGCCCAAGTGTCATCATCATCCATACCAAGCTCAGCAAGCCGTTTAGTAAGGAATCGGTTACGGTAGACAAACGCACCACTTAGAGTATCCTGCCTAAATACATTTGCTCGATACGGCTCAATGGATGGCGAAGTGTTACCCATAATAAGACTGGAAGAAGCATTGGGAGCAATAGCCATGTGATGACTAAAGCGGC